GTTACGAGTGACTGAGATATCCCGGTTAATGCAGGGGGGACCAATTTAGATACCGCCCCCATTATAGCAAGAGCCCCACCCCATAAAATAAATCCAACAGAAATTACAATTAATGAGGCTCCAAAAACAATAGATGCGGCTATCGGAACTATGCTTGCGGCAGCCATTATAGCGATAGACTCTAATAATTGAAGAGAGTCCTCTATAGATTTCTTGGCAAGAGGAAACAGAGGGGTAAGAGCCGCCATTACTGCGAGCGCAGCACCCCAAAGAAGAAAAGATACTGCGATAATAAGCAAAGCAGCAGCGAGAGTCGCAATAGGAACCAATAAGGGGATAGCCAACAGGGCCACGATTGCAATCTGTGCGAGAAGTATTCCTGATTGTTTAATTGCCTCCGTGGCCGCAGGTATCAGAGGCAATAATTTTGAATATTCTTTGATCACCCAAGCAAAAAGAAGTAGCGCGACATCTAAAAGAATAATTGCTACCGCCATCAAAACAAAGGGCTCAATCAGTGTCCCTAAAACAATGGCTAAAACCGCCGCGCCAGCAACAAAATATCCAAAAAGTTTTAGCCCTTCCATAGCACCAGGAACAAAGGGTTGAATTAACGCTGTTATTATTATTGCAATATCAAATAGTATTATAGCCGCTGTCATTAGTAAAACGCCTAAGGCAAATTTTTCGAAGTTTGCTAATTCCTTGCCAAGAACAGCAGCGACTATGACCATTAGGCCTACGAAAATACCAAAGGCTATTATTGTTTGCTGCGCCGCGGGCCAATAAGGAACTATTTTAGCCGATATCCAAATAGCGACATTGAATAAAATAATTCCCGCAGTCATTAGTAAAACGCCTTTGGCGAAGGTTTCAAAGTCCTTCATATTTTCACCGAGAGTTTTAGCTATAATCACCATTGCTACAACAAATATGCCGAAGGCTACTAATCCTTTTAAGGCGGGGTCCCATTGAATAAATTGAAATAAAATCATTGCTCCTGCGAAAGCAATCAGCCCGACAGCAATAAGGGCGATGCCTTCCGCACCTTTCAGAAGATTGCTAAAAAACCCTCCAATCCCACCGCCGCTTTTTTTCTTTTTATCTTCTTCTCCTCCCACTTTTCCTTTTTGCATTTCATCGAGTTTATTATATATGAGCAAGTAGCCCATTGAAAACTCGACAGGTAATTGCATCATATCTGCGATAGTCGGCTTTTCTTTTGGCGTGACCTTAATAGGTTTAGAGGGGAAGCCACCACCCGAGGTGCTACCAGAAAGACTCCCTCCCCCACCGGCGCCTGATCCTCCTAAGAGATCCGATCCGGGGAGACTATCTTCAAAGTCATCTCTGATTTCATCAAGAGTTGTTTGCAGCCCATCGAACATCCAACGAAGACTTCCATCATCCCCTTCGCCACCATCGAGCAGGCCTTGCAGAAGATCATAGACATCTTTTTGTTGTTCGGTGAGAGTATTAACGGATGGAGTTACCCCGTCTTTGCTATCTGTATGAGGCACGAGGGGATTCGGGTCACCAGCCATTGACTAACTCTCCTTACTTCCTAAAACTTCACAGATGATGTTCCATTTGGCCCCGCAAAGGACATAGAACTTGGCATTTTAAATCCGCCCATCGCCGAAGCAGCTCCACCATCTCCACCGCCATTTTGTTGCTTATTCTCTTCTTCCATTACCTTCACCAATGTATTATATAATCCCAACACATAATGAAACGGCAATGGAAGAATTGATGTCAAACTATTTGAAGTATGTCTACTCAAAGTCAATGCTATATTCATCAGGCTCGTATAGCTTAACGGCTTGAAGTATATCCACGAGTCGAAATGAGTAATCCCTCGCTTCTACGACCCCCTTTAAAGGGTTTTTCATATTCACTTGTTCTTTAAGGCAGATGTGCATTTTCTTATAGAATTCATCCATCACTTTTGACATCTTATAGTCAAGTCGCGGATCCTGAGCGAGCTCCATTCTCTCTTTCAAAGATAACTTGGAGACATCATTCCCTTCAAAATTGATCAGGTGCAACGCTTTGATAGCCACAATAGTAAAAATGGCTTTCTCCGTTTCATATTGTTTGAATTTTTCTCGCTCCGCTTCTGGGATATTGGGGATGCGATTGAAAGCAATATCCTCGCCTTCCCTAACCCGCTTCTTAGCATCCTCACGGAACTTCAAGACTTCCTTCATGCTGGCGAATTCTTTGTCTCTCTGGCGGAATTCTTGCATTAGGAAGTTACGAAGCACAACCACATCACCATAGCGGGGAAATGAAAATCCCGCTTTGAATCCCGTGGTCTTCTCCGTAAGGAAAATATCTGTTTTGAAAGTAGTCGAGTCTAAATCGTAAGTCTCAACCGTCGCAAGGTTGATATCCGTCTTAGGCTTTTCCCTGCCTTGTTTGAGGTCTGAGTATCGAGTCTGGAATTCGACCGCAGTATCCCCACCATATTGCTTTTTAAGAAATTCAATGTCGTCGTCTTTCCACGGGAAATCAATTTCTTTGAGAGTGTTAGAATAAAACGCCTGATACAAACGAACAAGGAATTCAACGACTTCCTTCTCATGGAAATCCATTACAGAAACATCTTTTTCGAGAATCAGGTTATCGAGCATCATTGCTACCTTTTCGGGTAGTTCTTCATCCTCAGAGAGGGCGAGGTTCATAAGATCCGCGGTGTCAAAGTTACGAGTATGAAAGAGTTTAGGCGCACCAACAAGACCTTGTGTCGAGAGTTCAATTGAAATGTAACCAGACGGGACCTCATGCTCCGTCTTTACTTCCTGTGCAACATTTGCAACGCGTTCAATCTGATCATTAAGATTGTCCCCGTCTTCCAGAATCTTAGCCATGTATAATCCTCCGCTATCTAATTAGTGCAAAAAGAAACCTCTGAAAATTCAGAGGTTTCAAAGGAGGAGAAATAGGAATTTACAGTGTTTCTGATAGACCCTTAGCCCCGTGAGTTTGCATTAAGTCCATAAAAGCAGCATCATTAATGCCGTGAGACTCTAAAACGCCCTTCATGGATCTTAATTTCCCATAGATAGTGACATGGGATTTGCCGAATTTTTGACCTGCGGCTTTTGTATCAAAAGTTCCCGCGCTAAGAACATGTTTGAGCACTTCTCGCATTGTTGGTGACTTGCCTGCGTCAAGTTCTGGGTCATCAACAAAAGTCTGCCAAGCATCGAGGTTTTCTGAGCCTCTAAAAGGATCGTGATGAGATTCAACATGGTTTTTATCTTTATCCGTATAGACCTCATAAGACCCGATATTCGGTTCTTCCTCACCTTTCATAACTTTGCCGCTCATACCGCCACGATTTTGCTCAGTGTTATACCGGCTGGTATTCGTTTTGATACGAGAGGCAACTTGGAAGAAGAAATTCGAAAAATAGTCTTCTTTGGTAGTAGTAGTGTCAAGATTCCATCTGAGAAGAATTTGTTCAAGGGACTCCGATACAATAGAGCGATATATAGCCGTATCACCTTGGGAAATACGCATGCGTTGAAAGTTCGTATTTGGTCCGAGGAATTTCCATAGGGTTTTTTGGATACTGCCATTGGATAGGGCTTTTTGTAAGAGGAATAACTTGGCACTCTCTTCCCCCGCCTGAGCCGCGGCTATGACCGCGTATTCACCGGCGTTGGTTGTTGCTGTATCTCCCCACTCTGCTTCCGCTCGATCATAAGCTGCCTTATGTTGTGGAGGAATAAGTGAGTCGTTTGCAGTAAGAGCCTCAGCAAGTATTGGTCGGGTGATCGTCATGCCACTTTCCATGTTGGTATACCCCCTTACAGAACTAATTAGTGGCATAACGCGGGGATAGTTGATACCCAACTATCAGTATTGCAATTTATCCTCGCTTGAAGTAACCGCAGGATCATTCGGATCTTCTACTAAGGGCGAAATTCGGAATATCTCACCCTCATATAGATATTTGAGTTTTGGAGTGACACCATTTGACTGCTTTAATACTTGCACTTCCAAAACATCTTTCATATATTCGACTTCGTCCGCATCACTCAAATATCGATCCGCATAATACTTTGGCCTGAACAATCCCAAGACTGCTCTTGAACGCTCTGCGATAGCCTGAGCATTTTTGATATTGTTCAACATAGGTCTGAGCGCGGGGTCATCCAAATCTTCAAACGCAGTAATACGAACATTATCAGCCTCGCGATTGAATTGGACCACATCAATGAAATGACAATTCTGCGCCTTGGCTATGATGTTTTGTTTATTCATCGCCATCTCATAAGTGTTAGCCAGATTCATTCCACTTGCGAGTTTAGTGAAGTCTTGTAACTGAGTGACAAGATCGATAGCAACCAACACATACTCAGAATGCGTGCGCTGTTTGAATTCTTTGATCAACGCGTTGATTTGTCCTAACGACATACTCGGGTCTTCTACGAAATAGAATAACTTGTTTGCTGCTAATTTCTGTCGCTCTTCTTCCACTTGCTTCTTGATGTCCGGCAACGCCTCAACATCATATAACGCTTTGGTGGGGATATCTCTGCGTAATGAGATTAAACGATCCATAGTATCCACCCCGGACATTTCAAGGGAAATATAAATACAAGGAACGCCGGTGTTGACCATTTGATTCACCAGATTCAATACATACGCAGATTTACCTTGTCCTGTGGATCCTGCTATGGTGGTGATAGCCCCGGGGTATGCGCCCTTCACTAATGCTTCATCAAGCAATGCATCACCGTAGGAATATTTCTTGCCGAGCAAGCGCTGATCAATATCGAGTAAATACTTTTCAAACCAAGTATCGAAATCCTGCATTATTTGCTTATCATAAGTTCCCGAAAGTATTTCCTCCACATCATACAATTTAGCCGATAGATCGATTAGGTCAAGTTCTCCTTTTGCATTTGCGACGCGAACAACCTCATTGAGTTTTTCAATGATATCCATTTTGCGTTTTTGCTTACCAAGAGTCTTGACTATGTCATCGAGTTTCTCAGCGCCATCAGCAACAGAGAAGACTTGATTGATAACTTCCGTCGTAACATTGAAATCCACTTCGTTGCCGCGTTGGAATAGACTCGCTTCGGTAATCGGAATCTCTTCTACATTCAGATCACAAATGGCTCGGAAAATAGATTTCGCTACTTCGTGGGGGAATAGTCCTTCGTGAACACGACTATCATTTAGATAATCCGGAGTATGAATAACGGCGTTGAGCAGCCGGTATTCAGCTGCGATCACCGCTTGCTCTCCTCCTTTTATTGCTTTTTTTCTCCCGCGGGAATCGTAATAATCAGCGTTGCTCGGATAATCTTGTTCATTGTTCATTATTTTTCCTCGCTAATCTATTTTTACGACGGGAGTCAAGCATTTTTTGAATGCTCTCTTTTGTTGCTGGATGACCTCTATAGTCTCCTCTCTCTTTTCTTTTTGCAGCCGCCTCTTTCATTTTTTGATGAGTCTCCTCAGAATGATGTTCCCCTTTATTCCAAGGTATATGCCCTTTACTCCAAGCCCCCTTTGTAGCAGGAAGACCTTTATGAGATTCACTATTTTTATGTTTCGTTTCTTCGGATCTTTTTTTACCTTTCCACATTTTACTTATTCTTTCTTTATTTTCCTGGGAGGACATATACCAACTACTTGCTTGGGCTATTTTTGAAGAGTGTTCCGCCGTGAACTTTTTACCTTTTCTCTTAGCCCCGCTTTTTTGCATAGCCTCCGTGAATCTTCTTGATCCTTCTTCTTCCCCGTATTTTTGAATTAAAGCTACTCGAAGGCTGCGACCGAATCGGGGATTTTTATCCCCTGATTTGTCAATAAAAAGAGTGCCTCCCGTGTGAAAGCATTTATTATAGTACAGAGCGCGTTGATCAGTAGGAATAGATTCTAAAAGCTTTCTTTCAGCTTCGATAGCTTCTTTCCTATTATCAAATTCTTCTAAAACTTCCCAAAAAAAATGTTCCGGATATTCTTGAGCTTCTTGTCGAAATATTTTATGTTTTGAAGAAGTAAAATATAGTTTTCCAAGGTCTTCTCTCGCGGGAAGTTTGTTATTCAACCTGACTCCAATATATTTTCGTCTTTCAGAAAGATGCGTGACTTGGTATGTGTATGGATTACTCATCAGGTTATTCCTCGTCGAATAAAGAATTTGGATTAAAATCTGTTCGCGTCTGCATATAATTATCTTCGAGTTTCAAAGTAGTTCTTACTACGCTCCTTGCTATTAAATTTTGCAGGGGATTTTCGAAAATTTTAGCGATTGATTCCGGAGATACATTGCTTATAAAAACAATCCCCTTCCTTGCAACCTCAAATCTTTCTTTGAGAAACTGGGTTAAAAATGGCAGCTGATATCCCGATTTATACAGGGTAACAGCAGAGGTATTCCAAGCTTCGTCCACAATAAGCAGATCAACGCTCTTCAATTTTTCTATCTCTGCTTGTTTCTCTTGCTGACGGACTTCATCCTTTTCAAACCCAGAAATAGTCATCAGAAGGGATTGCATAAGAAGATATTTTACCGAGTATCCCTGATGTAAAACATTTGCTCCGATCCAATGCGCGAGCGTAGATTTCTGCGTGCCGTTTGGTCCGTGTATATACACCATCACATTTTTATAATTAGAAAACTCATATACATATTTTTTCAGGCGCTGAATTTCTTTGATTGATTTAGTTCCCACATAATCCGTATCTATGTTGTAATCGAATGCTTGGGGCCAGATATTCGATGCTGCGGCTTTGTATTGGAGGAGTTCTCGCTGGACGAATTGCTTATGGCATTCGCACTCCACCACACCTTTTTGTTGTGTGCCTTTATATTTGACAAAATAAAAGCCTTTTTGTGGTCCAAGTTTTGCCGCACAATTACGGCAAGGGGTAAATTGAGTCATTAGTTCTCCTAATATACCTATAACTTCCGCTTTTTTCTTTTCATATTTACTTTACTGCTCAATGGTCTATCATACACCCATTCGCAATATTCGGTCATCGCTGCGCGGAGTGATTGTAATGTGGTATAGTCTCGCCGTAACTGTTGATTGGTGAACATAAGATGAATCTGATCCCCACAGTCCTTACAACATATTATGGTGCCATCCTGCCTGCCGGTTTTAGTTCGTCGGTGCTTGCCAGGCAGGAGGTGATGCTCCTCCATCAGATTTTTTGGGCCTTTACGATTACAGATCGCACACTCTATTTCTTCATCCATCAGACCTCCAATAAAAAGGGGAGAGATTATCTCCCTCCCCTTTATGAATGCGTCAGAGATTACTGCGCAGCAGAAAAATCCGTATTACACGCAGGGCATCGCGTCCAGGACTCCGGCCCCGGTATCCGACATTGTGGGCAGGCCAGAACGCCTTCCTCAGTATCATACTTGATGTCCGCTACCTTGCCGCTCTTGTCGATCGTCACATCTGTGATGATTCCTTGCTGCTCCGCGGTGAGACTCTCCCAGCCTTTGAGAGCTGAGATCTTGTCTGCGGTAAGAGTGACTTTGGCTGCCGGGGCTACGCGAGCGCGAGTTGGTGCAGCGGTCGGTGTGCTCACGACCGGAGCGAGGGTGATGCTGGTGGGCTGACCCGAGGTGGCCGATACGGTTCCACCAGAAATGATAGCGCCTGACTCACCAGTCTCTGCGGCTCGCTCAGCGCGCTCCTTCTTTTCCTTCTCTACCTCAAATTCAAGCTCGCCAGTGAACTTGGTGCCGAGAGTGGCGTCAATTCTCTGGAAGGCGACTTTGAGATTGTTGTAAAGCTTTGTGTAGGTTGAAGGGCTATAAAGCTTTTTGAGATCGTAGCGCTCCCACCCGGCTTCCTCTTCGGTGAGACCCGCATTGGCAGAAACGATAGGGAGGAGGTCCTTAGGAACTTCGGGAAGCTTTGCGGCTGCGTAAGCCGTGGCATTGACGATGCGATAAGGCTGCTGCGTTGTTCCAAGACGAACAAGACCAATGTCGTAACCTTCCCAGTTGCCGTAATTCTTGAAGAGACTCTTGACGATAGCGTCGTAGAATCCGTAGATAGGAACGCCCTCATCATCATACTCGCGAGTGCCATCTGCGGAGAAATGGACATTACGAGAGAGAAGCATAGAGTGCTTGTTCTCTCTGTGCCAATCCATCTGCTCGCGATCAATGATATTCATCACAATCGCTTGACGGCCGGTCCAGCCCTTGTCGAACTTCCTTCGCTTGTCGTCATCGGCGAGGCCGTTGTAATTGACGATGTCGAAGATGTCCTTGTGCTTCTCTTCATTCACATAGATTCTCTTGCGATTGATGTAAGCCACTTCATTGACGCGACCAATCACGCGCCACATAAGATTCTCGGGGTTATCCTCGCGAAGAGGGAGAACGCACCGGAAGGACTTGCCTACATCGCTTTTGAGCCATCCGACCTGAACTATTCGTGATGTGAAATTGTCCGCGCTTGCGGAATTAGGAATGCCGCCCAGAACCCTGATGATTTTCATCTTGTTGGGTTCAAGTCCTGACCATTTCAGGGTTTCAAACGTGCGCTCGAAACCCGTTCCTCCGCGGTGGGAGTTTCTCTCTGTCTCTTGTTTCTCGAAATCGGTCGCGTAAGATAAGAAATCCTCGTCGTTTACACCCATAGGTGTCTCCTTTTTGCGTACTATGACGCTGTTTATTTTTGGCAAGCTATGCTTGCTTATTCAATAATATAATGATGACTATGCATCGGTCGCGTTGCGACTTATAATTAGTAGCAAATTATTCTAAAGATGTCAGGGTATCTTTGATCACAGACCATTCCGCCACATCCTTGGCGCAATCGGGGTCGTGAAGTATCTCACGGGCCAGCACAGGTGCCGACACCTTGTATTTTTGGGCGATACGATTAAGACAGCCCCTGACACTTAGGTGGTTGGCTCGATGCCACAAGTCGAGCCATTCTTTTGCACACTGAGCCGGTATGAGAGGAGGCGCTTCAAAATCACCCACATCGCCTAAATCGTCGAGAGATTCAAAAAACTTATCTAATTTCATTTTTCCATCGCAGTCATCAATTTGGTCAAGGACTCTAATCCGTCAGGCCCTGCCTTATCCAAGGTTTGTAAAAAATCTGTCATCTCCTTAGATTGTGGCGCGGCCGCAATAGGATTCCCTGATGGTGGAGTAGTAGATGTATCTGCGGCGGTAGGAGTAGTTGGTAGGGTTTCTGTTGTAGAGTCTGGTGACGAGGTTAAATCACTGGAAGTAGTATCATATGGAGTAGGGGGCGCGGCTGCTGGTGGCTGAGTGGGCTGCCCTGCGTGTTGATCTGATGGCCCGGGCATTGATTCAGCAAGAGGATTTTTAAATGCTAAGTAATCAAAAACCTTATCGACTTCTTTATCCGTATACCCCTTATCAATAAGATTACTGATAACAGAATCTTCACTTCTTCCTGCTGCGAGTTGTTTGTAAATTCTAAGGGCTGTGGCTTTAAAATCATCAGGAAGAATCGCCTTAGCCTCAGGGAAGCCTCGTAACTTCAAAACTTTGCTTTTTGGTTTTTTTTCTGACCTTTCAGGCACCTCATTGATAAGATCCTCTGTCGCTCTCGCTGCGTTTCCAAATTTGATCTTAATAGGGCCGTGTCGCTTATCCCCGATGATATACCCATCGAGTTGGGCTTTATCCTTCATTTCAAGATTAAACCATTTTGCAATCGCCCAGTCACCTTCTTTAAATCCTATGGGGGCATCTCTACACATTTGTCCGACGGAAAAGCCTCTACCTTGTAGCCAGTCCTTTGCATCGTGAAATGCTTCAAAGTCTTCTTCCGATTCAAATTCCAGATCTTGGGCTTTTGGTCTGGGGAAATCCCCCACATCACCAAGGTCATCAATGCTTTCATTGAGTTCGTTATCATCTTCAAATTCTTGCTCGGTGTCATCTATATCTTCATCTTCATTAGACTCATACGAATCAAAGCCCGCTTCTCTCTCCTCACCGAGCATCATTTCAAGTTCGTGACGGGTGAGTTTGTATTTATGAATAAGTCTTTCGATAATCTCAGAGTCGGGAACGCCATCTATTGCTAAGTCGGCATACTCATCTTCGATTTGCCCTGAGGTGGCTTCTTCATTTGTGGGGTTATTTTCTGCTTCGTAATCAGAGAGAATATCAGAAGCCTTGTCGCGTTGCATTCGATGTTCGGAGCCCGAAAATTCTTTTATGATCTCATCGATAATTTCTTCATCAGAAATTTCGGGATCGACTGATTTTATATCATCGATGTATTCGAAGACTTCATCATTCATAGTCCCCATAATGCCTTCGGGGTGACGAGTGCCGCCAAGAGAGCGCTCTGGGGTTTCGAAGTCGTCCGTCTCGCCGAGATCATCATACTCCTCTGTTTCAGGAGTTGCATCACCCCACCCAGTATCGGACCCTTCGTCAAAAGGGCGGCGCTGCTTACCCTCGTTCATTTCTGCTTCATAATCATCATATTCGTGTTCTTCCTCATCCGACATTTCTACGGGCCAGTCAATTTTATCCTTAGGATCTTTCGGTCTTGGAGTAGAACCAAGAGCGGGCCCTTGCATAGGGCCTCCTTCTCGAAGTTGTTCGGCGCGATTTTCTGCTGCTTTGATTGTTTCTTCTATTTCAGTATCCTCGTGTTCTTTCCAATAGTCAGAGCTCTCGTCAGGGTCAGAAAGGCCATCTTTGAAGGTACCAAAAGTAGAATCCATCTCTCGACGCTCCGCCTGATCTTCCCAATCGTCGTCATCGTCATCATCGTTCGCATTGCCAACAATATCCTCTATGTCTCCAACATCGAAATACCAACCGGAAGCATCTGGACCATTCTTTTTGTAATCTTCAATATCATCAGTGCCCCAGAATCGATGCTCATCGTGAATAGAGCAAACAATAATTCCATCACCATAAGCGCCACAATTAACAATCATACCCGGTTCAAGATCCTCAATAGAGTATTGAGATTCTTCTTCTTCATAATCTTGATCATCAATCTGATCTTCTGAATCATCTAATGGCATTGTCGATCCATCGGGTTCTACATAAGCCTCGCGTAAAACAGATTCCTTCATCCAATCCGCGTCTAAGTTTTCTTCATCCGGGTCAAATATTGGTTCCTCGGGCTCGGTGCCGAAATACTCATTGTCTAATTCTTCCCCCGATAAGCCAATCCCCTCACCACCATTATAGGTCATATTTCTATCGGCATCGTCAGGATCGCCGCCAGGGCCATACATCTCTTCTCGTTGCGCAAGATCAAGATCAGACATACGAGACTCTCTTTTACGAGCGTTAGTAGCATCTATGTCCGATTCATCGTCTTCCTCACCCCAATCTTCATCATCGCCGCCGCTCATATATGCTTGATCGGACTTGCGGATATCTCCCAAAGTCTTTCCCTCAGCGCCTTGCCCACCAAGATCAGCATAAGTTGCCATTTGAGGAGTGCCTTCCACTTCGCCAGCCTCTTCTTCTTCTTCTTCTTCACCTATTGCGGCTTCGAGTTCTTCATCAGAAGCAGGATCTTTTTTGGCGGTTTTAGGGAAGTATTGCTTATATACTTTATTGAGCAGCCGAGCCTTATCTGCGGCCTTGCCTGTTTCGACAATATCGAGAACATCGTCGATTGCCGCAAACATATCAGTGCAGCCCGCATCTTCGAGGCGCTGTTCAAAATGGGCTTCTGTTTTATCAAGGTCCTGATAACGCTTCAGGTAGGCATGCAGTTGGGACAAGGTTTTCAGAATGTTAGACTTGCGTCCTTCTTCGAGTTTCATAGGCACCTTCTTCTCCTTGAGAGACTAATAATCCTATATAATTAGTATTCTTGACGAGTAAAGATACCATCTTGGACGAAATACGCGGTCACTCTCTCATTTTCCTGTAATAAAATATCGACTACTTCAGGCTTGTGACTCACTATGAAGAGCTGCTCAAAGCCGGTGAGATTAGCGATCTCTCTAAACATTTTTTCAGATGAGAAGGTGTTAGCCGCGCTATCCACCTCATCAAGCATAAGCGCGTGTAGATTATAAGCCCTTGCTAACGCTACTCTCCACGCGGCTGATAGCAATTCCCGTTCAAATCCCGATGCCATTTTTGTAGAGGTCCAATCTTCAGAATTTGCTACTTCTCCTACTGGGGAATAGAAAAATTCAACTCCCGAGCGCGCTTGGAATAGCCTAACTACCATCCCTTCCTTGACCTCAGAGATAAAATGATTGATATGTTTTTCAAGTTTTGAGCACGCTTTGACAATGATATAATTGGGTAGGTCTACTTCCAATATGCGCTTCGCGTCTTTATAATTATTCGTCGATAGCAGCAAATCGTTTTGTTGCCGGTTGAGGTCTATCAGTAGTTGTTTGTTCCCTTCTTCTTTTTGTTTCATCTCTATATTTTTACGCTCAATTACTTCGTTGCGAGCGATGACAGCAAGATGCCTCTGAACCTGATTAGCTAACCCACTCTTCTCACTGAGAAGAGATGTGGTAGGAATCATTCGAACCAATTTAGGAGAGATCTCTTCAATTTGCTGTTCGAGTTCTTTGATCTGATTCTCGACTTCCAACAAAGTGGATTTTCGAATTTCAATGGTTCCGTTTGTTTGCTGGGTGCTTTCTTCGATGGTTTTGAAAATGCTCTCAAACTGGATTTTCATATCCGCAGACGATTTGATTTTTTCTCTAAGATTAGGTATTGCCGCCTGATAGGTGGAGATGTTTCTCTCGGCACCTTTCTCAGCGGTCTCAAGCATCATTTTTTGTGAGAGGAGCTCCTCATACAATTGTTCAACTGATTCCAAAGAGGTCTCAAGTTCAGGAACGGTTTCAGGATGAGTGTCTTGCCCACACTGAGGACAAATGCCTTGCTTATGTGCTACGATGTGATTCCTAAGTTCAAGGATACGGCTTTGACGAGATCCGAGATTGTTTTCCTTCTCTTGAATAAGAAGACGATTTTGCTCCACGAGAATCTTGAACGATTCAATTGCCGCGGTTTTCTCTTTGATTTCTTCTTCGAGTTTCACGGAATCGGGGAGAGTAAGTAATGCTTGACTATGTCGATTCTTATCCCCGAGTAGTCGAGTATACGAACTATTAAGGTCACTGATATCTTTTTCGATAGAATGCTTGCGTGCTGACGCAGCTTGACCTTGGGCGCGGAGACTTTCGAGTCGATGAGAAGTTTCGGATTGAAGAAGTTGATTTTGTTCTTGCACTCTTATGATTTCATCGATCTCGGTAATGCGATTTTCTATTTCGCTGCGCTTGTCGAGAGTAAGGGTTTGCTCCGCTTGCTCATATTCAAATTTCATATGAGATAAAACATCAACGCGAGTTTTGAGCACGAGGCTGTTCTGTTCTTCTTGTTCAACCAATTTATCAAGTTGGCTCAATTGAGATTCAAACTCGAAATTGAAAATACGCTTGAGAAGTTTAGTTCTTTCGGAGGGTTTGAGATCAGTAATGTTATTCTCACCTTGCATAGAGAACATAATGTGTTGGAGATAATCAATATCGAAGGAGGTGAGAAGCGTAGTGCACTCTGAATTTACATACTTCTCTTTTTTATAAGTGATAGTTCGTTGAAAAGGAGTCGCCCCTTTCTTATCACGAATCTCCACATCGAATTGAATGGGTTCGCCGTGAATACTGGCAACAAGGTGAATCTCTGCAGAATCAGTCCCGTGCTTGATGAAATCCTTATAGGAGTCGCCTCTCCTGCGCTCTGTCCAGCATAAGGCGATGGCCTCAAAAATACTAGAATTATGGCTTACAATTCCATTAGAGAAGTACCGCTGAATATCTGCGACCTGAATATCATAGCAATTTTCAGTTCTCTCTAAATTCTTTATTGAACGTATTTTCGAGAATCTTGTTGACATCCTTGATATCCTCCTTGGATAATATAAGCGTCAGATAGGTCAACCCTTGTTCTTGTGCATACGACTGAGCGCATCTTTCTTTCGCCTTATTGATTTCTATATTTTGATCCCAAGTATAATTACTTTTTATCTCTACTAAAAGAGTATCGTTTATCAAAAAGTCCACAAAATAAAGAGAAATACTTTTTCCTATTGGATTATAGTATTCAAGTGCCGGCCCTCTTTGTATCTTATACATTTTCATGCAACAAAACTGTAATACGGCTTCTTCGTAAGATGATTGAAAATAAACACCCCCTACCTCACCTTGCTTCCCCTTTACATATCTACGCTCAGGGTGATTAAACCTCAGGTCTTTAGGTTTAGATCGAATGGTAGCTTTCATTTTTGCCACCCTCTCTAAGGTTTTTTGTCGGATCTCTTCCGAGGACAGTTTAGCTAAGTTTTTTTTCTTAGTCTCTACCCCTCTTTGTACTCGTTCTTGTATCTCCTTTTCACTTTTATAAAGATAGCCATTGCGAGTTTTATTGATTTCCTTTTTTTCCTCTACTGGACGAGCCCCCCAAGTTTGTTTCTTCTGAATGGCTATTTGTTCTTTTCTCTCCGGCGACAAGTTTCGAATAAAATCTGCCATCACAGTTTGGTTTATTCGAATCCTATTTTCTCTTAGTTTTTCTTTCCGAATAGAGCCTAGAAGAGGGTCAGCAAAAATCTCTGCGTTTTTTACTTTATTGGAATTTCGATTCACTTCTGTTAAAGTTTTTGATTTGCTGCAATGCCCGCAAAGGGTAGGATTAGCCCGGCGTTTATGATTTCGATCTATATCAATAATTTTTTTACCACAAGAAGTGCAAGCATAGCTATGCCAATAAGTATTACAAGATAAAGGGATACCATGAATCATATCCCAAGCGCCGAAACCATTTTCTTCTTCTCTCCAAGTAATATCAACTTCGGTTATTTTCTTTTTTTGTAGTTGTCGCCTCAACGAACCGAGTTGCCATAAAGAATAATCCTCACCATAAAGATTTTTTGCAAGAGTTTGTAAATCCATGATAAATCCCCTGAATTAATTAGTAGGGAGTATCCGGATAGATTGTCATTCTTCCCGCAGAATCTCATCTGATTCCTGGAGATCCTTTAGCTTCACCCAGCCGCGCTGCGTCATTACACGATGGTCTGCACTGGCTCGCAGAACTATACCATCATCTAATTCCAGTTCCCACAAAGGCTCGGGCGGGGTGATCCAGAATGCCTCAATGGATTTCCACCCCTCATCAGTCCAAACTTCAAGTCCTTCTTTGGGAAGAGCCATTTTAACAGAAGGTGAAACTTCCAATTTCTTAAAAAGTTCTTTAATTGGGAGTTCCCCGAATTGTTTGGTTTTGATTCTTGTAGAGCCTTCGATGCATTTGCCGCTACCATTCGCCCCAAAGAAAACTGTGATATAGTTGTTGATAAAATCGAAATCGGCGGACTCAACGCAGATAAAGTTTTTGATAGTCAAACTGTTTAGAGTAATCATATTATAACTAATATACCGGCTGTTTTCGGTTTTCTATTTCTTCTTGTGAATTTTTTTCGGGGAGCGCCACCTGCGCCTCAGGGTCCTCTTCAATTCGTTTATCGAAATTTTCAAGAGCCGCTTTGATGACAGGTTCCATTGATCTAAAAAACCAATGTAACTCTGTGATCGGAACATTCTTATATCCTATTACTTCGGGGACTTGCTTCCCGTCTACTTCGAATTTCGAGGGACACTTCAAAGTGCTATGCTCAGGCATAAAATCGAGGGCCACAAGAAAGAGATACAAGTCCTTAGTAGGTATATACTCAAACCTGCCAAGAGCGATAAGATGGTCAGGCCACAGATCAAACCCCGTTTCTTCTTTACATTCTCGAACAGCGGTTTCAATGTAGGTTTCTCCCTCCTCCCACCTGCCTTTAGGCAAGTCGAACGAATGCTCCTTATCCTTACGGCCGTAGGGTCGACAAGCAAGAATGTATTGTCCGTCTGTTATGATCGTTCCTATTGATAATTCCTTTTCAATCTTGTCCATCTTCTGCTCCTGCTCGCTGCACTAAAGTGAGATCGAGATGATAAAAGGCTGTCTTATGATCCACATTTGTCAGATCGACCACATGAGCGAAGTTGCCGTGTAAATGTGTTACTTTTGCTTTTGCATGCACCCATTTGCAAGGACATCCCAGGCCTTCTTTCTTATGCTCTCCGTAGTATGACATAGAGTATAGAGAACACATATTAGGCACAAATACAATGTCCCCGGGTGAGAATAGTGTTGTCATATTAAATTAGTCGGAATATTTGGATCGTTGCAATTGGCCCATTGTTGAGCAACCATATCCCGATCACCCCAATCAGTTTCAAACCCGCAGATAACACAACGATACCTGAAGAGAGCTTCCTTTTCCTCGCGAAGAATTCCCTCGCCCGTATTACACGCCACACACAGAGGCATAAGCAATCCTGGCGGCATCGTTGCATCCAAGACGGACCCGGGGTTAGATTGCATGATCATCTGAGCGGGTTCTGAGGCATTGAAAAATCTAAGAGGATAAGTTATCAAACCCATTAGGCACCTGGATTTTCAAGGGTTTTTTTAAGAAATTTGAGTTGGCTATATGTAGCCATTATCTGGCCAAGAGCGGCGTCGGGGAATGTCGAAGTTGTCGACATAAAAAGTAATTGAAATTTAATATGCAAGAGATAGTTAATAGAATCAAGCAACTCTTCTTCAAGATGGTCAAGCACGGGAGAAGTCATTGCATTTTGAAATGAGCTTTGAAAAGAGTGCTCGCCATATTTTTTCAATCCAAAATCTCTTTTGGCTTTGAGCTTCTCACACAACTCATCCGTCATCGGATGAGTTTTTTCTCCTACCTTTTCATCGAAAAACCTACCAATTACTACTTCATACATTGAAGGAAAATCTATTGTGGCGCTATTCATAATGGTGGTATAATCAACATGCACTCCGTCGTCACTCATGATGCAGCCTCCACTCCATTGGCGTCGATAGCACCATCAAAAACATTAAGTTGAATAACCCCAACTTCATACTTGTCATTGATATTCAGCACACCAATCTCGATCAATTGTCGAACATAATATGGAGCGAATTTCTCCGCAAGTTCAAAAGTAGGAAATACCAATTGGGAATCAAAATTGACTACTATTTTTCGATGCGGCCATTTTAGAATAGGGGTTACTCTTGCTTGGTATACTATATGCAGTTTTGCTTGACGAGCCATAATCTCTCCCTTATTACATCTCTGGCATCTGGGGCATTGGCTGCTGCGGCTCAGGAAGATCTACAATAGCACACTCAGTAGTCAAGAGCATTCCTGCTACCGAGCCCGCGTTCTGCAATGCTGACCGTGTGACTTTGACAGGGTCGATGACTCCCGCCACATACATGTCAACCCATTCGCCCGAGGCTGCGTTATACCCCTGATAGTAAGAATCAATTTTTTTAAGAAGCGTGTTATTTGCTTCGAAAGTTTCAAGAACCTTACCAACAACAACATCACCGCTTACCCCGGCGTTATCCGCTATCTTGCGCATCGGTTCTTCGAGGGCTTTTTGCACGATTCGATAACCAGCGGCATGAGCCTCTGTCCATCCCTGAGGGGCTTTCAGATTGTTCATTTGTGTTGCTGCGTAGACGAGGGACAGTCCACCGCCAGGAACAATACCTTCTTCAAGAGCGGCGCGAGTAGCTGAGAGAGCGTCTTCAACTCTGTGCTTCTTCTCTTTCATCTCAACTTCGGAGTTTGCTCCGACATTGATAATAGCTACGCCACCAGCGAGTTTAGCGATACGCTCTTGATACTTCTCTTTCTCATAATCGGACGATGATTCATTAAGAAGCATACGAAGCTGATCTACTCGACCTGCCAGCGCCTCTGGTGTTCCTGCGCCCTCGATAATAGTAGTGCTCTGCGCTGTGATTTTTACTTTACCCGCCTGACCAAGGCTTTCCAGGGAGAGAGTTGCAAACTCCATTCCCGCCCCTTCATCGACATAAGTAGCGCCAGTGAGAATTGCAATATCCTTAAGGAATTCAAATCGATGTTCACCATACCCGGGACTTCGAATAGCGCAGGATTTGAGAACGCCCTTCATACTATTGATAATAAGGGCTTGCATAGCCGAACCCTCAACATTATCCGCAATGATGAGCAAAGGTCTATCTGCTCGCTGAAGCATTGTGAGTAGAGGAACTATGCTTTGAAGATTGGAAATGGTCTTATTAGTTACAAGAATGTAGGGCGCTTCGAGAGTGCAATTCATATGCTCATCCGTAGCAAAATACGGCGACATATATCCACGGTCAAGTTGCATGCCTTCTACATAATCCACATAGGTATTCATGGTGCGGGATTCTTCAACCGTCACGACGCCATCATTACCAACATGCTCCATGGCATCGGCGATTTGCTGACCCACTTCAGTATCTCCATTCGCGGAGATTGTGGCTATGTTGAGAATGTCTTCTTTGGTTTTGACATCTCGTTTGATATTGTCGAGTGCGGCAAGTGCGACTCTCACGCCTTCATCGATACCTCTCTTGATAGAGATAGGATCATACCCCGTCGCTACCATTTTTATGCCTTCTTTAGCAATGGCATATGCGAGCACAGTTGCTGTAGTGGTCCCATCACCTGCTTGGGTATTTGTTCTGGTCGCGGCTTCTTTAATAAGCTGTGCGCCCATATTTTCATAGGGATCTTTAAGATCGATTTCCTTTGCTACCGTCACGCCATCCTTAGTAATAAGGGGCGAACCGAATTGGCGCGTGATAATAACATTGCGACCGCGAGGTCCTAAAGTAGTTGAAACGGCTTCTGAAAGTTTGGTAATTCCCGACATCAGCTTTTTTCTTGCGTCCTCTCCATATAACATATCTTTAGACATTATCTCTCCTTCGTGAGTCTAATATAACAATTCTTTTAGTGCATTTCGACCGGGTTGTCAGGATCTTCGGTGAACGAGACTTCTACTTTGACTCGCCCGTGTATATTCCCTCCAAAGTGCTTAGAGCGGCCCATTAGTTTGAACAGGATTTCCTCGCTGACGAATTGCAAGAACTCCTCTGCGACTGTTGGATTATCCTTAGAGCCGACAAACGCGCGATTCGTTGCAGCGAGGGACTGGAAGGTTGATCCTCCCGTATGAACCAGATACCCATTATCAATCTCAGTAATAGATAAGTTGAGTTCCATATACACTCCTCTCTTGATAAATATACACCGCAGAAAATCATTCGCGCATAAAAAACCCAGTGGTTAGCTGGGTTTAAGGAGGAGAGAGGACATCGGGGTCAATGATATCCTGTTTATAGTATACCCTCTTCTTCTTCAAATTCCTCAGCAAAAGGAACAGATTCTTCAATAATGGGTAACTCTTCAGCGGGGAGAACAATTTCTTCAAATGCCTCTTCTGATAGCTCTTCTCCTTCTGGTATTTCTTCAGGGATAGAAAAATTCGAGGAAACATGAAGGTCAGCCTGAGCGAGATTGCTCTCGTCCTCGGGCCCTACAAACACTTCATCAAAAAGTTCCATAGGAACTTCCTCTGGCTCAGGGAGTTTTACTACCAGGGTAGAGACTCCTTCCTCAGGAACAACTCCTGCTTCTCTATTCATCAATTCTTGTAATTTTATTTTCAATCCATGTGTATGCTGCTCGTAAATAACGATGCGCGTGCGGATTTCGTTGATTTGCATTGAGGTAGTTTTCTCTTGAAGAAATGCTCCAAGTTCTTTTTCTACATCTGCCTTCATCTGGTATAGGCGCTGCTCGCTTAATGCGTCATTACAGGAGCACTGAAAACTATACCCCCCTAAATCATCTTTGGAGGGAATTATTTTTTCTCCGCAATATGCGCAATAAACGCCTTGCGAATTTCCTTCATCTATTGAGACCATAAAATGCTGTGTGTCTGTCATAATTTACCCTCTAAGATAATTAGTATACCTTTGGATTTTTAATGCGCCACTAATTACGAGGAGACATAAAACATGTATAAGACCCCCAAGTCTGTATTTCAACAGAAGGTGCAGGAAACAATCAAGACAGATCAATCAAAGAAAATAATTGAAGATATTATCCGTCTACATCTTTTCAAGAATGCAGAAAAGAATGAAGCACTATTATCTTTAGTGGAAGTTTATGACCTTTTGGGGTTGGATAGATTCACGGATCTTTTACAGCTACTCGACGGAAAAACAATTATTTTCCCGCGCAAAGAAGATTTCAAAGATACAATCCAACTTGCTATATGCTATTATTATAAAAATATTGAAGGCAAAGAGTGGACGGAAATTAAAGAGTTGATCGGCGACTCAGAACTTCCCACAATCAAATACGGGATCAGAATGCAACAGTATCAATCCTTTCTCAAGTATATTGCGGATCGTATGAAAATGCGATTGCACGGAGCAGGCAATTATGAATGAAGGAACTTCGATGCAAATGCTTAATCAACTAAGCGATTCTATGGGGCAAGAGTCTGCCGCTGTCACTGCTGTTAGGATTGATGACCCTGTCTCCTCTATTGAGTCTTCCTTGACTGAATTCGTCAGAGATAGCTTTAGGCATGTTCAGGATAATAGAGACTTTGAATCGGAAATTAAAGAGGCGATTCTTGTCCGGTTGGGTGAGGCGAATGTAAAACAATTGATGGATTTTTATACCCAAGTTCAGGGTGGAAATACAGGCGCCATGTCTACGATTATTAATCCGATCATGGGGATACAGGCTGCAAAAGTCCATGCTGAAATAGAGACGCATCAATTACCGGGGTCTTCCTCATACACGGATGAAAAAGTTTTCAAAAAAGCCAGCAAAGATGTGTTGCAAGGAATTGTCCAGTTAAATCAGATCCTCGAAGCTATGCACGGGAATAATGCATTAGCGGCTATCACAGAAGTTGTCGATGATAAGGTTAAAAAGTCTTAAGTGAGATCAAGAGGAACAATCATAACAGGAAGTTTAGCTTTAATAGCCGCTGTTTTTAAGACTTCGATCTCTTCTTTCAACAGTTCCTTATCATCTTTGAGCTGTTGAATAGCTGTCTCTTTTAAAACCTCAATCTCCTGCTGTAGTTTTTTATTATCTTTCTGCAATTCTTCACCAAGCGCAGCGAGTTCTTGAATGGCTTTAAGCGCTACTCCAAGAGTAGTGCCAAGATCATTCTCATCATGATTCTTTCCTGCTAAAAGTTCATCAGTCCATTCCGCTATGAAACCTACTCGTAGCCTGTCTTCGGTTTTAAGCTCATACTGAACTATTTCTGTCTCTTTAATAATTTCAAGGCCTGATTTTGTAAAAGGAATGACTTTTTTCTTTGCTTGAATAGTAGATACTGTCTGGAATGCCGCTGCTTTGATCGTGGCCCACGATACAGGGGCTGCGTTGGGGGTGCTGTCACTAGTAACTAGAAGTGAATTATTAACAGAAATTAAATTTACTGCGTTGCCGGCAATAGGATTACCAATTTGAACGGCTTGTAGTAGACTTGAACCATTATTAAGTATTTGCAGGTAAGGATTAGTGGGAGCATACGAGGGGTTGCCAGAGGTAGTCCCTTTGATTATTAAAGATGTTGCTATAAGCCCCACTGCCGGTTTTGCGACAAATGAAGTCAAGTAAAAATTGACTTGACTACCCAATTCGGCCACACCGGTGGAAGTGATTTCAGGAACCCAGGCTGATCTGGCCACAGGAACTCCGCTTGAGGCCGTCGGCACTGAGTCGGATCTCCAGCCATAGCCACCCACATGGCGCTCATCAATCATATCTGCATCAAACCCGCCAGTTGCCCCCATTGAAATACCATGAACTGTTGCTGTATTAGTAAAAGACCCATTAACGATTGATCCACCGATAGCTACTGTTGTATGTATTCCATGTAAATCGGAATATGCTTTATTAACAAGATGGCCATCAGCGGACGGATAATTTTGGGCGGTGTTTACTGCGGTTATGAGCCCCGTTGCATTATCAATAGAAAGGGTTTGCACACCCCCATCCGTTTTGACAACAATCTGACCTTCAATAGTCAAACCATCCAACGCACTACTATCCCCGAATTGCACATTACCTAAAATTCTTACAATGGATCCTGAAACATTACTGCCTAAGATAAGTGTTTCTGCTATTCCGTCGTTTTGAAGTCGATCTATCATGGCGGTTGAGTTAATGGCGTAGCCACTGGAGGTATTAACTACACTCAGGATATTTGTTGCTTCTTGATATCTAGCAAGGGCCTCCGGTCGATAAACAACTAAGATGTATGCCGCGTTAGTGTGGGCGGCTACTGTTCCGGTGAGAATAGTCCCTGAGAGTGTCCATGAATCCGCCGAAACTTTTGTCGAGATCCCACCAATATCTATAAATAGTTCAGGAAGAAATTGGTCGAGGGCCAATCCTATACTGTTTTGAGGGCCGCTGATAGTGAAGGGAGTGAGGTCCATCGTGAGAGTGCCTGTGATAGATGTTGTGCCTGTTTCTCGTCGATAATCTGTGATAGTGGATAGAGGTTCGTAACTGGGGGTATAGGCCACGATCTGGAAGGGAAGTGACGACGCCGGGTTGATTTGTTCGGCCACTATGAAATGTCCGGGGGCAGCACCAACAATAGTGATAACGGAATTTAGCGGTTGAGTTAGCGCCCAGTTGTAAAATTCTACATAGTCAATAATTAAATGTTGGAGAATACCATCGCAAACCAAATAACCAGAGACGGTATTGTCACCGGTTAGAGGCCGGAGTGTTCCTAATGGATAGTCAGAAACTCCAAGGAGAGGTAAACTAATATCAACAATGAGTTCCGTGGCGGACACCGCAGTCCCCACCTCTACCAATGCATTAGGATAAACTACTGATCCACTTGAGGTAGTGATTTGGCCATCATTAGCTAAATAATAACGGGCGCCGGGAATAAGAGCATTAACGGCGCCAGAAACATTCAATCTGCCTTTACGAAGAAAGATGCAATTAGAACCAATTGGGAAGGGGGCTACTTGCGATGCGTTAAGCATAAAGCCAATTACATTCGATTTGTTCCTAAATCTACTATCGGCAAGAATAGCGGTTCCTGCGATACCTACGGTTCCATCTGAAATAGCGCATAGAGGGGGGAAGTTGTAAGGGGGGGAGCCGGTATAATCAATCACCTCGCCTGTCACCATTTCAAACTGGGTGTTATCGATAGGCCCGCGACCATCACCGGTGATTGATACTTCAATATCTACTTCAGTAAGATTCGCCCCTGAGATTATCGTATTAGAAATAGATCCTAATTGAATTAGATTGCGGCCTCCCGTGACCGCCTCAACAGAACTGAAGGTAAAAGATCCTGCGGCGGGGCCTGCATATACCATAAGTCCGCGCGACGCGTCGGTGAAAATACCCGGCCAATATTCCGTTGCACTATTTGTTGCCAAATAACAAAGCCGGCCGCTTTCTAACACATGAATAGTCTCACCCGCGATAACAGATTCCATTGCAAAGCCGATTGAATAGGTGTGACGATCTGAGCGAGTAAGAACGACTACATTGTCATTGCCTGTTTGAGTCGCAGTTACTATGCCATAAGATTGTAAAATAGCATCCTGAGTATCAGCATGAACAACTATAGAGACAGGTTGGCCTCGTTTGACATCTTCGCCAGCGGTATAGATACTGAGGGGCTGGAGCCACTGATCATGGCCGTTGACAGAGTAACGAAATTGGCCCGTTCGCCTAGCAAACCATGTTAATCCTTCATTATGTGCTGACATTATACCCTCTTATCAATTAGTAAGTTTCTGCAAGAACCGGAATTCGCACATGATCAAATAAATAATGCCACTTTCCATCTGCTGATAGATAGGAGTCCCCGGCGATGAAGTCAGCCGCCCTATCATAATTTGTTGCCTGTGGAAGCGCCGCACCGTAATTAATAGCGCTTTCCGCCGCATTATAGGTGTTAGCTACAGACCAGTGCCAGGCGCTGGGGGATTCTGGAGTATAATTAGCATGTAGTTGATATACTGTTCCAATGCTTGTATTTATATTGCCGGTGCTTACCGCATTTGCAGCAAAGAAGCCCACGGCTGTTCGTGAATTATATTGCAGATTATCAACAATAGATTCTAGCTCTCGTAAAGAATACGGGTTAGTTCGTGGTGTGGGATTAGAAATCGGAACATAATTCGCGTAGCTGTTAGGAAGAATTGCATTGATTATAGATTGTATTGTTGTGTCTACAGAGTAAGAAATACTCGAAGGCGCTGCAACATATGATGTGCCGTCGGCAGAAATAGGGTCGCCAATATGGCCGCCCGGCAGGCTTATTGTTGGCTCTGTTAAAGTAGAGGATACTGCCCCGGTGCCCTGGCCATCAACAAGTTTTTTGATATAGATCCAAAGCTCATCAATTGTCGGGGAGAAAATGCGACCGCTCACATATGCGTTACCCTTGAGAGGAACGGCTACTAAGCCTCCTGTGATGGCGCCGCTTTGTAATTCGGGGTTTACCCAACCAACAGGGATATTTGATACCGTGGTGGCGCTATTATAGGCGCCCGTCACAGAAGGGATTGGAAAGAGGCCTGCGTCAGCAACTAGCGTTATTCCTGTTATGTCGTTTCGAGGGGGAGTTGCGGGGAGATAGGGGATAATTTCATTAGGGTTGATCTCTCGGGTGAACCGGGAGAAGTCTCCTTGACCAATAATAAGATTCTCGTGAGCGACTTGAGACCCCGTAGTTAAATCCTGCTCGAAGGGAGAAGGAGTAATATAATCTGCAAAGAAAGAACAACGAACCCAAATTTCTATGTCTAAAAGATGCGTGTTTTTTGTAGGATCAATAAGATCCGGCACTTGGGTGGTTAGGATCGAGGAGTTGTCATTATTAATTCCGTATCGAGTAAAAAACTGAAGTATGGAGACTATTTCGGAATTAGTAATATCTGCTCGCATACAAATACGGGTGTATGGTTGTAAAGAAGATCCGGGAATAGTCGCCTGCAGAGCTAAATCAGGACTACTGAGGATCAGCGCGGATGATGAGGCTGCAGATAGCCCTGAGATGCCTAAAGTGACGCTTGAAACATAACACATGTAAGGATTCGTTGATGTTTCGTAGGGCGCCGAGGGGTCTAAGAGATCCGTGAATACGGTGGAGTTTAATGACGTATCATAATATGTCATGTTAGCAATAGTCGTATAATCTACTTCTAAGGGAGGTAGGGCGGCTGAAGAGTCGTGAATGTAATATCCCTGCTGATTATAGTGGGCATCAGATGAATCTGGTATCGCTGCATAGGATACATCAGGCACCCAGGTGGAAGTTGCACGTGCATCATACGTGACTTTTGTCAGAAAAAAACCATGGCTTTGTCTAGAGTTTCTTAATGCCGGAGGAGATATCGAACCACCGCCTGAAGAAGAGTAAATTGAAGGGTCGAACAAAATAATATCGTGGGGGAGATTCAACCCGGCGCCATCAGTAAGATACCAAGCAACATCTGTCTCTGAATTAAAAAGCAGATCATATAACCTTACTTTAACTGCATAGGGGCCATTACCAGTGGGGGCGAACGATATTTTCCACGGAGCCTTTTGAATCGGATTTGCCATGCGGAAGTCTCCTTTCTAATTAGTCTCTATACTGATGAGAACTGCCCTTGTTTAATAAACAAGTTCAACGAAAGGTGGTGTTTCGCGCTATTGTAGATAATTGGAGGGAAGGTGGCGTAGGCGATCATAGTGTCATCGGTATTGAAGACCCCCATTTCAGTAATAGCTACAATTGAACTTTTTTTATCTTGTGCATTCGCAAAATTTTGGGTGGTGTTAACCTGATAATCTGTGGTGAGCGTACTATTAATTAAAGAATGAATGATTTCTGTTGTTGAAGAAATATTAGTCATTTCTATATTTGAGATGAATTTAATACCATATTGCTCGAAGTCCGTTTCTATTTCTGCTGCCGGCCGGGAATATGTAGGGTTCACCACGATCAATAGAGTAATGATACCCTTGATATAATCAATATATGGAGCGGCGCTTACAGAAAAAGAGGTGAATGTTGAAGTATGTTCCAATCCTTTTTGTACTGTTAAGTAGTTAGACCCATCGGTAATTTCCTGGAATACTAGCTGAGTTCCCGTGGCACTTTTGTTTTTGCGATTTACGGTTGCTTTTTGAGACCAGGTATTAGAATCAGAATCAAAAACATCTTTAATTATTATAAATTGCCAGTATGGATTATTTTCCTGCCCCTCTAAATATTGTTCTTCCTTATACCAATCTTGACAAAATTTGTACTTAGGCATTGGGGGCTGATATCGGCTAGTTGGGCTCGCTGTATTTGTTGTGAGAGTTTCATCTACGTAATTGCCGTTCGCGTCACAATAATACACTACCGCATCATTTGAATTAATGAACGCATTATTGAGATATAAATCAGGACGGGAACTATATGGGGGGTAGGCGCTTGTTGCGTAATACACCCTATCTGGAGTATACTTGTTTAACTGCGTTTGTAATAGGCTATAAATTCTAAGAGGGCTATTGAGATCTGTTGTCATAGGTTCAAAGGAAGCAATTGTGAGCATATGGAGACGAAGATATTTTGAAGTAGAGGAAAGAGATTTAGAAAAATAAATAGTATTGTTGGCTATATCTACTTTAGTTACAACAGGGTTTGTTGGGGGGGCGTCAGTCCATTGTGCTCCATCCCAAACTAACCAATCTCCTTGAGTGAAAGTAAAGGTACTAATGGCGACTGTTTGTGTAATAAGAAAATAATCATTAATTGAGAGCTCCGCGGAGTCAGGATAAACGGGGACTGCTGGAGATCCTGTAGCGATTGGCGTCCATTTTCCTTTGCACCCCCCTACATCAATTTCTCGACCAAGGTTAGTAATAAGTTCTTGGAAAGTAAAATATTCGGGGGCCTGCATTGGAATAAGGTCTCCGCTAGTGGTTGTTCTAAAAGTTCCGTCGGCATTACAAAGATACACAGGAGTTCCGTTCATATTCACTAACGGGTTAGTGTGGAATGCCGCAGTGTCCTCAATCCAAGGAAGATAATCTGTAATAGAACTATACCCTATCCAAGTTCCATATCCTCCATCTGGAATATAAATACCCGTTGCGTTATTATTGATCGCGTAAGGAACTGAAGGAGGGGGTATTGAAGAAAACTCGTAAGCGGGTAGGGAGGCCGTAGTGACGGTCCCGGTGATGACCGTAGGCATGATAGTCAATATAAGAATATTATTCCCTGAGGGGAGGGCGAGTGCATCACGAAACACAATGGATGAAGAGGACACCGAAATAATGATGTTTGATATTGCTACAGAGGGTCTTAAAATTAATCGACCACTGCCCGCGAGCCAATCTGCATAAGTGGGGTATTTTGGCGTATAGGAAAATTGGCGAGTATCGTTGAATTGAATCCCATAGTTGGTGGAATACATCATGAAAGAAGAAATAGGGAGTGTAGAGTAAACCGAATTTACGTAATTTCCGGCAACATCACAGAGATATAGTTTATCATTATTTGAATTTACATAAAGAATTGGTTGATTATTAGAATCCGTGTAATAAAGAGAAGAGTCTTCTGCATATGCTGGGTATCCGACGTGAACCGCGGGGTCAGTGCTGGGGTAATAAACCCTATTGGCTTGAGAATACGAAGAAGTAACAACTGCCACAGGCAATACTAACTGATCTCCTAAAGAAAATAGGGGAATTCGAGTTAAAGGTATTCCGATTAACTCACACTCAACGGATAACTTAGTATATAATGTGATCAACACTGTTTTTATCAAGGGATCCCCTGAGACCCAGGATACGATATCTGAATTAAAACTAATAGAGGAGCTGCCCGAGAAAGTTCCTTGAACTGTTCGGGACCCTTGTGATAAATTGAGGCTACTGGAATATGCTATGAGATTAGAATCTCCCACGATCAGGTCTTCTATACCATTTATTAAACTAGCACCGTGGGCGGCCGCCCTCAAGTTAGTTGTACTTAATGTTGAGGGGGCAGTACTCATTACCCAGGTTATGCCGTCGATTGAGGTCGCTATTCGCCCCTGATCTCCAACAATAGTCCATACTCCATATCCGTAAGAAATATTATTTATATTTGCAGAGCTCCAATTGGTGGGGAGCGCAGCGCACGATGCCCAATTCACACCATCGTCCACAGAATAAGCGATCCTGCCGTTTATCCCCGCCACTACCCAAGTACGGTTAGCCGCTTCATTGTTACACAGGATGGAGGTAATATAATTATCTCCCCAGGTGGTACTATTCATGGGGGCAGAATTCCAAGTGACACCTGAATCCATAGATATAGAAAGAATTCCAGGGCCTGAAGTATCCCCACCACCTGTCATCCAAGTATTATTGCCGCTTGATACTGTCCGGATCGTAGTTGCGCCGAAGCCCGAACTGCTGGGAATAGTCCAGACTGTGGCGCCGGCGAGCTCCGCATTAAGATAAGCGAGTTTCCCACTATCTCCCACGATTACCCACGTATCATTCATGTAACTGATATCATTAATGCGAGTGGTTCCCCAGCCGGGGATTGCATCCATAAACCAGCTGACTCCGTTATCCTGAGACCAGGCGCATTTACCATTATCACCAACTATTCTCCACTGGCCCATGCCTGAGGATGTAATCGTGAAATATACTTTTCGAATATTTCCAACCCCCCAGGTCGAGAAAGAAATGGGAGTCCAAGTTGACCCGTCGGAAGATTTTGCTAATTGACCGCCTACGCCGCCTACAATCCAAAGTAAGGGCGCGCTGCGATTGCAGGCAGCCGAGAGTGCCCCGGTAAAAGGCAATTGATGCGCTCCTGTGGAAAAAGAGGAGCCGCCAAGAATAAAAATACCATAAGTACTATCCCCTGTGCTTATTAGATTCATCGCCGCTGCAAAAGAAGCTAGATCCTCAGACCCGTTTCCAATCGGAAGCAACGTAGTAGGATCACTTTGAGAAACAGTACCCGCTATTGCAAGTAAATTTTTATAATAGCGTGTTTCGTATGTTGCATCATATTGCCGAGCCACCGCTGGCTCAGTGATTAATACTTGATCTCCTATTGTAAGATGTGATGCTGCTGAAGAAAATTCTGCAAGAAAGGTAGAATCGGTCCCTGTTCCTGTTACAGGGACCAGAGTATGATTCGTGATGTCAGAAGTAGATAGCATACCTTGTAAAGTAACATAGTGAGTAAAAAAGGTATTTTCGAATACTGATGAATAATTATTTCGAAGTTTGATTTGTGACCCAGATATCATAATATCCGTTGGTGAAATCTGAGAAATTGGGAAATCAAACCCTGAGATAAGAGAAAGCTGCTTTGGAAATTCTGCACTAACAGATCCAATCACAGTGCCGAGATTTTTAAAGTATTGAGGTTCACGAAACTGAACATAATGTTTAATAGGTTCTACAGAGGACTTGACATTAAATTGTGTTTGAGTCCCGTCGGAGTTAACCGTATTAAAAAAATCAGTTTCTATGCTTGATCCTTCCTGAAAATAAATCAATAAAGAATCTAAAGATGTGTCTTGCACATAAAAAGACTCTTCTGCAGTATCATAGAGAAGGGCCGCCGCAGTAAAATTATAAAATGCCCCGGATTTATCTATAGCATTATAACTAGGTTTAATTAGAAATCGTAAGTTGCAGGAACCCGGAGCGAGAAATTTTCGAGGAAGTTGATACTTAAAAACGGTATCGCCAAGAATTTTTATAATATTCTGAGTAATTTCAGAATAATCTGAAGCAGATAATGTATCTGAATAAACTGTATTGCGCAGAGCATCATAACTTTGTCCTGTGGACAATATCCACGTGGGGTTTGAAGGAGTTCCTTCGGCAGCAATTACCCAATCTCCTATATGTACATCTCCGAGTTCGAGGATGCGCCCTTCTTCTATAACAATATAATAAGGAAAGATGCCAGCAAGAGTGCTGAGAGCAGAGATATCTGGGAGAGATATATTTCCAGAATGATCGATTTTTAAGGATCCCTGCAATGACCATATTTTATTTACCCATTGAGCTCCGTCCCATACAATCCAGTCCCCTTTTATGAAAGAGAGGGCCCCAATAGTCGCTGTCTCTTGTATAATAAAATAATTTTTATTAGCATAGGTAGTTCCGGATGGCCAATTTGGTACTAAAGTTATGGGTTGGGTTTCTATGGAGGTTGGTGCAGGTGTGGGGGACCAATTACCTCGATAGGCCCAGGGGGCTGGTAAGCGCTGAAGCTCTATCACGGCCGGTGGATTGATAATTAAGGAACTCCCCGATCCTAGATTTATTGAAATATCCTGAAAACGCTGAGGATACACTATCGAATGAATAACGTGATAGGAATTAGTAGGATTATCAGGGTCTGTTAGACCGCTTGTATATGTCGCAAATCCTTGGCTATCGGTTGCTGCTGGGCCACTTATATTTTCATATTCTCCAACTGGCGTTTCAAAAACAGGGGCTTCCAGTTGTAAACTAGTAGCAATATTTGCAAAGCCAGAAGCTACATTACTTCCTTTAGAGAAATACGTGCTTCGGCGAGTTTCTCCCACCGTTTCATCTCTTCCTGATTGATCGTAAAAAGCAGACCCGAAAATAGAAGGACGAATTAAAGAATCAATTGATACAAATAATTGCGATTTCAATTCGCCGCCGACCCCTAACTGAATATATGCTGGTTGGGGGTTAGGATTATAATTCTGGGGTATTATTGTGAATTTGGCTTGAATTGCGGGATCCGTATAACTCATGCCAGGAATGATAGTATATAATCCAGAAGTATCTGTTGTAAGATTGATCTGCGCGCCGACATATACTTGCTCTGTTGCTCTCTTGGATTGATTAGCAAAAAATTCCAAATAGTCTAACCAGGGGGTGTCACATAAACAGAGGTATTGGCCTGCACCTCCTGTTAATCCTAAGGTATTTGGATGATACAAGGGTCTATCGAGAGATAAATCAAGGACTACATTGCGATCTATATATACATTAGCCGGTAAAGTAATACCAGAGGGGAGGCCAGCGGGATATGAGTATAGGGATGTGTCTATCACGCCTTCAAGATACCCTTGGCTAACTTCTGGCCAAGTTGATGAGGGCCAGAGAAAATCAAACGCAGAAGAAGTTAGTGTTGGGTACTGGGTGAATAAATCTTTTTTAAAATCAAAGATTTTTGGTGAAGAAATCGCACCTGTATTATGCTTCATAGTAACAGTATAAGTAAAAGATCCGAATTGAATTGCGGCGGGTGAAATTATAATCGAGCGAGCGGTGGAGCTTACAACGATAGTGCCAACTTGTAACCCAGGGCCATAAATAGAATCTCCAGCCGTTAAAGACTCTGCTCTCAAGGATTCCGAATTCCCTTCGAACACAGCGATCTCAGTTGGCGAGTCAGATAAAATAGTTCCTGGAATTGTGCCGTTGACAAAAGAATTGGTGCTCGCAACAAAAGAAGAAGAAGCTCTTTGCTCCCAAGGCAAAAAATCATCCGGGGTAAAAGTTGCTGGGGATCCTAAGGTAACCCCGAAACGCGTCATTTCATTAGTTATTACACTCCCATAATCAATAGAATCGATCCATCCATATGTATTAGAAATAACATCCCAGGTAGAAGTTATTATGTTATACGCACAAATGTCCACATAATTGCCCACAGCAATTGTGGGGTATCCTACGGCATTTATAAAAAGATCACGATTGTTTGTTTCCCCCGTAATTGGATTGATCTCTGGTACGCAAAGAATTTTGAGCGAAGCGCTGGAAAGAGCCGTGCCTGTCCCAAGAACGTAGGTAACTAAGCCTTCAAGAAATACATAAGAATGAGTAATTTCTGTATTTATATATTGAGTGATTTGAATATTAAACCCAAAGGATAATATATCTGTTGCTGGCGGCTGAGTAATAATTGGTGCCGATGCCGGATTAGTAAAAATCGTAATTACACCAGGAGCGGTTTCTATGATTCTCGCAACATCTGCTTGACTATAACCTGTTGTTGTAACATAGGAATCTTGAATGAGATCATCAATAATAAGAGTATCTTCGCCAAAAGATATTGCTGCGATGGGCGTCATCGCTAAAGTATCCTTAGGATACATCTTTAGCGCTACGGATGCTGGTAAAGAAAAGGAGCCTAAAATACCAAAAGGCCGAGGAGAAAGAGTGATTTGGTCTGTTTGTCTCACCCCTCTATGAGTGATAGTGTACTTGCGGGAACTTGCTAAGCCGCGACCTGATAGCCCAATTCGATGTAAAATATAATTAGAATCATAATAATAAGGGACTGTCGATTTAGATTGCACCGTAATCCCCGCAGAAGCGGTAGGAATTAGTATCTGATCCGTGTCAGCAATGAAGGCCCCAAAAGAAATTTTAGAGAGAACGGATATGTCATTAGATAATAACTGAGGAGTAATTTCATAAATGGAATATAGATCAGAAGGGTCTATAATTCCGTTAAAAGCGGCCTCTGTTGATTCCTTGTAAATGGAATCGTTGACGCCTAAAAAATCAATAAGCCTGAACATTCTAAAAAAGTTCTTACTGGTAACATCAAGAGAATTAATAATTGTTTTCGGGATATACGTGCCCGTAGCATACACAGACCCGTGGCGATACATAGAAGAAAAAATACTTTTATATCCACTGTAGGATCCATTGAATTTACGTCGATACGCCGCGGATCGAAGATCTCGAATCTTCCATTTCAGTTCCTCTTGAGTAAGGGTGGCTCCAGTAATAGATTGAGACCAAATTCCTAGAAATCGGTAATCAGGGGTATACCCAATAATTGCAGCGGCGGCGAAAAAAGCATCGTTAAGTTCTATGGGGGTAAGCAAGAGTGAGTAATCGGGATGATCCGGATATAAATGATCTAGATACCGATATAACTCATGAAGAAAAAGGTCTAATTCAGGTTGAATTACTCCTTCAATATCTAAAGAAGAATAAGTAGTGCCAGCAATTGCCGGGGGGCCATAATCTGAGGAAACTACCCCATTGACTATTTTCATAACTTGAGTATCAATGGTACCCCCTGTGGAGATGGTGGGTATTTCGTGCTCTGTTTTAGTTGATCCTACAAAATATTTCCAAAAATCATTTCGTAGTCCTGTGGGTAATAGTGCGGCTAAAGATGAGGAAGGTACTTCATTAGTTAATTGTACCCTTTTTACGAGAGTAAATTCTGTGTCTGAAGTGTAGGCCGCGCTAGCACCCATGACTGATATAATATCCGACATCCCTTACCTCTTTCTTATATCGCCGTTTTTAAACGTTCTACTTTAATATCTTCATTAGAAACAAAAATAATCTCATTCCAATTTTGTGGTTCGAGATCCGTAAGTAACGGACGAGCATACGCTTTTATAGAAACAAAATTATTAAGTGCGCCGACAAACTGTTCTTTATTTTCGGTAACTGCGCTAGAAAATCCAAAATAATTTCCAGGAATTACCAAAGACCCCGTGGCAAATATATCTGAACTCGCCATGTCGTAATTCTCTAAAAAATTTATATCTAAATAATCAATATATCTCCAGTCTTTTCTATAACACTGGACATCACCAGGAAGCATAACTCGTGGGTCGAGCGTTCCCGCGGGCCAAGTAACATCTGCCGCAGTGAATATTGTGTTGCTCCCGGTATTATCTACATAATACGGGCGAATTTCGAAAGGACCTTTGGTAAAATCTCGAGAACCCGCCATAAAGGAAACGTCTGTAATATTGGAAATATATGAGTATTGAGCAACCCTCGCCGCGCGATTATAATTCTCAAAGGTTTCCTCGGGCCTTACCCAATCTGAATATACGGCTCCATTAGTAATTACGGGGCTACCATCTAGATTAAGATACTTAGCGTCATTAATTGAAATAGCATCTTGTAAAGGGGCCCCTAAATATGTTGGATTATACAATGCGCGATCATCAAATAAAAAGAAAGTTCTATTTAATGATGCCGCGGCAATCGGATTATTGATAAACTGTAAATCAATACGCAACAAATATGGTGAATTTTGCTTATAATTTGCAAAACCTAATGCATAAGAATTGCTCCCAAAAATAGGATTAAAGGTGAACCCTATTTTATATAGAATAGGGTATGCCGTATCCCCGCCAGGCGGCGTGTTATTTCCTAGAGAGGATAGTGATGCGAGAGGAAAAGTAATATTATCGAGGGCCAACGGGGTATCAGCTATGGCCTCTATAAATGTGTCTGTGAACTTAACAAATGGGAATGACTGGGTTAATGCTACATATTCGGAATTATAAAATGGGGTGTTGAAATCCACATTAAAAATGGAATATGCCGCTTGCAGCGCAGCAGACTCTGCGTTAATAACATCTTGATCTGATCGATTGGTGGCGTCCGAGTAAACCGTAGTATTTAATCTTAATTGAATGAGAGAAGGGTCTACATACACTAAAGTATCAGATGGGGCTTTTAGGTTTCCAATGGCTTGAGTTACTGGGGTTACAAACGCGTCTTGCGCGTTTTCAATAACTTCTCCCGTTGAAGAAATAGCCGTAACATATAAAACAGATTGAGAAACCCCGGTCACAAGAGGGCCTCTATTAGATCCTGCAATGTCCCCAATCAAAGTTAGGAGATTTGTGGCATTTCCCGCAAATACTTTTACTTTGTCCAGACCAATTTGAGCGTATTGTAAAATTTGCTTTTCGTATGCAGCCGTTGTTGCTATCGCGTAGTATTCTAAGTAGTCTAGCGGAGCGTTGGTTCGAATATCCTCTTGTGAGTCAGGGTCTCTGCCCCCGAGAATAGAAGCTTCGTTTGTTACGCTAAGAAAATTAGATACCGTATTTGTTCGCGGATCTATCATTTGAGTCCCTATAGGAAATGCTATCGAAGTCACTTGATATTTTTTATCTATATTCCCCGCAGCGCCGGCAGTTTCAAGATAAGATACTGTGACGGTAGAGTTAGCACTTAATTTCTGGCCCGTGATTCCATCCCCAAATTTAAAAATTACACCCGAGTAATTTGGCATATTCGTAACTTCAAAAACTTTGTCAAGAGGGCCAGCAAGCAAAATATTGGGAATTTGAATCCATTGTTGAGCATTTTCTGGCGAGAGGGGGGTTGGATTTACTTTTACTACTAAAAAATCCTTCGAAATATTGTTTGAGGCATCTTCGCAGTTAGTGAGAGAAAGTATCATCGACTCGAATCGGGTGCCTGCCGCAGTACCCAAGGTTGAAGTTTTAACTTTACCTTGGATCACAGGGATCTTGAGATATTTAATACCTTCCCACCCCCCGGCATTAAGAAAGGCGGAGTAACGAGAAGAACTATTTACAATAACATCATATGGCTCTTTTAAAGTTCGAGATGCTAATGCTTGAATAGAGATAAACTCCACACCATTAGAAGAGATAAAGCGGGTGCCTCGCGGAATTATGTAAGGAGTATCATATGTCCAAGGAACTAAAGCTTGGGATCGGAGAAGGCTTTGGGGGTCGGGGTCCTCTGTAATATTGTCAAAATTCGACCTATCACTTAAATTAAAAAACGTGCGGCCATAATTAGCTAGTCGATTGGTGCCATTTTGATCCGTATGGGAAACAATCACGTAAGATATTGCAGATCTCATTCTATGAGACTTGTATCCGGTTAGCCCAGCTTGGGTATTGAGAGATGAGATGTTCTGAGCCGTAGTCCACTTTTTTTCTGCTAACAAGTACTCTGCATAACGAGAAATTTCAGATAGTCTATCTGCAAAAGCATCCATCATGGCGGCAATGACACCATTTTGAGATAGAATAGCCCAATTGAGATTAACCTCCATTCGGCTCATCAATCTATTGAATATTGATTCTGAATCAAATCGCTTGGCCATGCCATCCCCCAAAAGTTCCCATTAATTATATAAGGGGTCTTTATGATACACCTGATATACAATTAGTGCCATTAGTGAACTTCCGGAAATTAGAGTAATATAGTTTAGGTAGTCGACTGAACTGAAGTTGTAACCGGAGCGATGGCTCCCGTGATGTTATCCCTAACTACTAGTTGTAACACCCAGGCGCGATTTTGATAATTAGGGGTTACTTGAAGAGTTAAAATTGTAATGGTTGAAAAATTAGCGGAGATGGCTGATTTAAGCGCGCTAGAAAGAGAAATCGCTCCCTCATTATTAAGCGGGTATTGTTGAATAGTGTCGAAGAATCCACCCATCGAAAACCGCCGATAATAATCGCCCTTAGTAGATTGAATCCAAATTTTAAGATCATTGATTAATACTTGGCCTGATTCTATTGTTGGATCATGAGACTCACTGACAAACCCACGATAATCTATGTCCAAGTAATTGTTATTCTTGAGGAATTTTTGTCCGAGTTGTTGTATGTTGCGTTGTATGATTGATGACATTATTGGGCCCCCGTGAAGGTATCGGTGGGATCAAGTATAGCCACATAATCCACGTAGTATTTTATAGCAAGCCCCATCGAATTACTAGCATCTTGATTCCAGTCCCCTCGTAGGGGAGGAAGACTTTGGGGAATAAGCCCGGCTAATTTGATTGTATATGTATTTATTAAATCTGTACTTAAGAAATCTGTTTGATTTGAGTTATATCTTTGAATAGTGATATGCGCATTTCTTTTCTTGCCGCTTGAGCCGCTAATAAATTGATCTGTCTCCCTATTATAAAAGCAGCGAAGCCAATCTTGATGATATTTCCAAACTTGTAATTCTTGATTTTCTTGCCAGGTAATACTCACTGTTTCGGGAATAGTATATTTTTCCGCGTAGAATTTTTTACTAAGAGGGTCTCGTTTAAAACCAAGCGCGGGGGCCGGCAACTCGTAGGCGGTGCAATAATATTGTGAGGACTTGCTCGCGTCGGCACCAGTGTAATATTCTGTAAAAGGAAAACTGGAATTGCCAGATCCATCTTCGCCAAAGATAGAAACCTCAAAGAGATTGGGCATGAAGCCCGGTATTTTTTGCTGTATTTGTAGACCAGTAGATAACGTTGACATATCTAATTAGTGTTGGGAATGATCTTGTAAAAACTAGCGTTAGAGTCGTGCTTTATTAGCAGCGGCTGCGGCGGCCTTATCGGCAGCCATGCTTGCTGAAGAGGCCCCAGTATTACCACCACCTTGTGCCGCTTGTAGTCTTGCGAGTCCAGTCGCCGCATTGGCTGCCGAGGCTGCTGCTATACCGGCATTTATTGAGGCTTGAAGTGAGACCCCTGTCGTGTCGGGAATCATATTTTGATATGTCTTTGATTCTCCGTATGTGAAATCATATGCTTGTGAATCTATGTAGTTTCCAAATCCAAAAGTAACAGAAATAAGTTGAATCTCTCCGGCACCAGTTGTAAATTTTGGATTTTCCATATCCATAATCCAAGCGTCTTGAAAGACCCAGCCGAGGCCAACGGATACTCCTTGGGCGGCGGTTTGAGCGCTGATTTCTCCTCGGGAAACTCCTTCCGCATCATACCCTTTTCCTAGTTGCTGAGCGACAGGGCTATCTGCCGCAGAGACGAATATTGATCCTAAAAAGGAGTTATTATTTCCATCATAAGTATCCACAGCGTTAGAAGCAAACCCAGAGGAGGCTTGCATTTGGGCGCTGCGCCACGCAAGAAGAAGACGATATACCGTATAATAGGCATCGAGGCGAAATTGTAATTGAAAAGAACGCTCTCCTTCAATTTTCCCGCCGGCGCGTTTTACCTTCATTGTTTTATAAGGTGCGTCGTAGGTTTTTAAAGTGAACTTAGGAGGGGTAAATCCCATACACCGAAGAGTAAATGGGACTCGCCCGCCGGGCATTCCCCCAGGTATGAGAGAGGTTAGGGCGGGAGGGAGATCTATGCTTACATCGAATAAGTTGTCCATAGCATCCGCGCCCGCAGAGAGCAGGGCGGATATTTGAGAATTAAGTTCAGCCATGGATCTCACTTCCCCAGGAATTTATTATCCTAAGTTACCGTATTGTAGATAAACGGGATCTCCGAATTCTCCGAATTTAAAGGTCGCGGAGATCTTGAGTGCTTCTCCGCCATCTGTCTTATATTTTGGCTCCTCAAGTTTAGCAAGCCAAACGTGATTAAATTGCCACGTAGTCTTATCCATCGCACCGGGCATTGTAGAAGCAGCGGCGGATGTCGATAACGTCCCATCAGTAAACTTACCAGCATCAACGCCCTGTGCGGAGAAAGGAGATCCCCCATCTTGATAGATTGGTCGTGCAAGGGCGGATACTATTACTTGGCCAAAAACTGTATTGATTGCAGGTATGGGAAGTGTAAGACCAGCTTCATCGCCGCCGTCTCCCCATAAAGCGTTAGTCACATAGCCAGTGGATTGCTGCATAATAAGAGATTTCCAAGCACTGAGGAAACGATACGCGCGATAATTAGCATCAAGACGGAAGGTGATTTTAAATTCTCTCTCACCTTCTATTTTTGTAGAAGGACGATCGATATTGACCGCCTTGTATCCTACCTTATAAGTTTTCACGCTTAGCGAAGGGGGTTCAAATCCTTCCGCGCGAATAGTAAGATTGTTTTGGAATCCTGGGTCAGCGGCACTAAGTATACCGGCCCTTCCGGTACCTAGACCTTGAAAAGTGGTGAGACCTGCCGGAGGGGTGATCTCGATATCGAACATATTATCCATAGCATCAGCACCAAGGCCTAATAGTGCTGTTACCTGATTTGAAGCAAGATTTGCCATGCTTATTCTCCTTGTATCGCGAAGTCCTCGCGGATCATTATATAATTAGTGGGCCCATTTTTTGTCTTTCTTGATCGATAGACGACCTTTAACCCAATCTTGTTCAAGGAGTTCTAATGCTTTATCTTCTCGCAGCATTTTGGATTCAGTTCCATTGTTTACCCAATAAGATTTTCCTTGTCTGCCTCGTTTTTTTAGTGACTCTCCGCGGCCTTCTTGATACCCCTCATTTAGGTAATTATCTAACTCATCCTGATATACCATAATCGTTTCTTCTGCGGTATGTATCCAAACTTTTTTTCGAAGAGTGCGAGTGGCGCAAGTTTCTTGTAGAGTTTGCAATCGTTGCTTTCTGTATTCTTCCGATTCCCAATTCTTTTTAGAATTTTCTATCCTTTTTGCTTTTTTCTCGGGTTGAGCCGCAGTCTCTCTCATTTTTTGTTTTGTTTTTTCGGAGGGTATACGGCCTTGTAGTAGTGAAAATACGGGTAATCGACCCTTGATCCATCCTTGCTCAAGAAGTTTTTTAGCGTTCTGTTCTTCATAACACCCACTCTGCTCTCCATTGTTTATCCATAGACGTTTGATGCCCTTTTTCTTTTCCCAGCTATCCTTGATTCCCTCTAATCTTTTTTTCCTAATCTCCGGGTTTTCCCAACTTTGTTTTGTATTACGTTTAGCAAGTTCTACTTTTTGTCCTTCCCGAATGTGCTGTTTCGTTTCTTCGGAGTGCTTATACCCCGCGCGAGCAGCGACTCTTTTTTTAGTAATCTCGGGATCTTCTTTCATCCCTAAATGCGCTTGACGAATCTTTTCTTTTTGTTCGTCGGTCATTGGAGTTTCTACTTTATTCTTGTAGGCTCCTTCGGCCCAGCGCTGAGATATTTTGAGCCCCGTTTGTTTCCGAATCTCTTCCGGCTGAGATCCCCCTGTGCCCCCCTTGTGTAAATTCGTAAGTGGGCCTGTTTTTTCACATGACCGCCCTATTAATGCTATCATCTCTATTTCTTTCGCGCAGGCCTCATCATCTGTCAGATTCTCTATTAATCGGAGAATAATAGGGGCTTTTCCTTGTTGTATTATTGCCTTTAATTTATTATCTTTGCAAGTATTTTTTCGGCCCCCCAGGTGAAACAAATCTCGAAGATGCTGGGTGTCTCTATCTTCTTTACCCTTTCCTACATAGAAAGGTTCATAATCAAATTGCAAATTTCCATAAACATATTGCCCAGACTCTCGGGGATCAAGATAAACATAAATATAATGGTCCATAAAAAACCTCCACTAACTAATATAATTAGTGGAGGTTAGATTTGTAAGTATTGGTTCGTTAAATCTGAGTCGTGGCTGCCACATTGACAAAAGTGAGCTCGACATACTCTGAGAAAACATTGACCTTTACGGTAACGCGAATAGCGAATTTGCGTTGTGCCTTGACATCCGAAGTATTGACATTGGCGACTTCCACTTTGCCTGCGGCCCAAATTGGCTCTGCTCCGCCCGTTCGGCGATTGAGAAGGGCTTCAACTTGGCGTTGACGCATTGCTTGGTAGTAACTATCATTCGGCTTTCCGATCTGAGGCACCATGACATTGTCTCGGACTTCTCTCTTGAAGAGGTCGAAAGCCATTGAGTGACCGAGATACGACCAGTCACTGAGATTATCCGGATCCTGCGTTGTCTTCTGGCTAACTACCATCAGACCGTAGGTCGGGTCCATCGTGATCGGGTTAAGACCGATAGTATCGAAGGCTTCGAGTTGAGCCTGAGTAAACTCATATTTCATCTTGTTGACAGAAACAAGAAATTGAC